ACGGAGACAAAAAAACCAACTATCCAAAATAATAGACTTCGGAAAGGTAATTTTTTTCTCGTGATTTAATTTCTATAATACATGCATTCAATATGTTCTGCAATATATATAAGCGTTTATACATACATCAAGAACTCAAACAGGCCGGTACTCTTCATCAATCTAGTCGGTTTCAATCCCTCATTGTAAAACTTCAAGATGGTCTGGATGTTTGTGTTCTGCGGGACTACCGGATCATCCTTGAACATTCTCTGATACAATCGTATCAACTGTGCAATTTGACTACTTCTATGTGATAATCGAATTGTTTTGGATTTCTCACCTTGACCTGACAGATTCCAATTTTGAAATATTTTGTCTCTCTTCAAGTATCTCCCAAAATTTACTCGGACAATATTATTCAACATTTCATATGTCTGTGAATAAAGATTGATTGCATTTGTTTTTAATGCAATCCATGCCCATACAGAATTAATCACAGTTAGCATATTCAGCAACTGGGGGTTAGAGGGAACACTCAAAGACCCTTTGATCTTGTGGGTTGTTTGGTAGTTGGATTCACAGCATAAGAGGCAGACTGCCAGTAAGTAGTTTATGTGATTTTTCCCTTTGTGACGCTGCCATGATTTTGCTATGGAAACTGCATATCCGCTTTCTAGTCCTAATATTGTCAAGATTGTTCCTAGATCAACAATGATGTCTGGAAGAACCTCTTGGGGGACTCCTGATAAAAGATCTGCCGCATGAATCTCCCGAGCCCGCTTCAGTTCATTGTTATGATTCTGGAAACAATGAGTACGCTGAAGCGAATGGAACAGATCTTGCTTGTCTGGGAATAGTTTTGGTACCGTGTTGATTTCCAAGCATTTAAATACAGCATAAATTTCTGAAGTGTAAGAGCTTGATATATTTGTCTGACACAACAGCACTTCACTAAACTGGGGTCCTATTTTATCAATTATAGAATTATAGTTTAAGACTCTGTTGACGTACGTTTTGAAGATGATAGTTCCTTTGGGCTCTAAGAGCTGAAGACCCCATGTTGCGACATTTTTTTCGATTTGTTCCATAATGTCCATTTCTGTGACCTCCATATCTAGGACTATGAGATCCCATTTGATCTTTTGCAGTCTTCCGGTTTGTAAGAAGTAAGCCCATGTGTTTGCTTTGGACAAATCACTTGGATGCTTCCATACATCCTCCAGATTGATACACCTGGTACGGTCACCTCTTAAGGCCATTATTGCAGCAGGTGGGCTTGGGTGACTACCTTTGAAGTTGATTCCATCCATCATAAGTAGGCTGTTGAACAAAACCCTTCCATTCGGGTTAGACCTACACAAATAAGCTGATATTCCTCCAGATCCATCGCCACCACATATAGCTCCGGTCCAATGAATTTTCAATTCTGATATAATAGTTCTAATTTTGTAGTGTGCACCTGTAGCAAATTGGTTCAACCTCAATCCAGATATGATCGGGTGACCTCTACGTGGGACTGTCAACTGGTCATGAACTTTTTCCAGTGAATCATATAAAACAGGGTATTTAATGACGGATCCAGTCCACTCTTTTCCCCAATTCAAACCTTTGATAGCTTTTGGAGGACTCTCCATGTGAAATTTAACCGCATGTCGAAGTTCTTGAGAGCAAACCAATATGTTGTTTACCAATTCAGGGACATTTATTAAGTCCCATTGCTCATTTTTTACGTTGATGTAGATTTCCTGTATTCTTCTGATGGTCTCCTTAAATTTTTGATTCTGTCGAGTTGTCATGACCAATTTGAGGGCCTGGATAGATATAGATATCGATCCGATGATGTCATGAGATTGCAAATCGGCAAAAAGCCAAGCTGGCATATTGAAATTTAATCTTAGACCCCCGTTGAACCACTGAACTAACAAATTTTTTAGATAAGATCTTCCAATTGATCCTAGATCCCGATTGTTGAGAGGGTAAGATGATGGTAATTTATGTGGACTCATCATTATCCACTCATGCAATGGCCCATCTCTTACGAAGTTTAGAAAACCAATTGATTCACAGAGGGACTCAAGCACATAAAAACTTAAGCCCCATTGTGCAATCCGCGGTTTTTTCAATTCCAACAAGTTTCTCCGATGGATTAGTTGCAAGGCACACGCACGTTGAACACCTAAAAAGAGCCCTTCAAAGAACTCCTGTGGATGCATTTTTCCTCTTATCCCAAGAGGGAACAAGGAACTATCCTCCACATGCTTGGAATGACTGAGCAACATATCAGTGTAAAGAAACCCCATTACATGACCAACTTGTCTAGATTTCATGGTCTGTGGAACACTCTCCCAGTCGCTATCGGGGAGCTCTAGGTTGACCTTGGAGGTGCCCCATGCTGCATCGGGGTCAGGTCTCCAAGAACCCAATAGGTTATGCACATCAGGTAAGACCAGCTCCCACTCACTTTCTAGCCATGGCTCTTCGATTTCACGCAGACAATCAGGACAATTGATATGATAATGGACGTTTACACAATCCTCTTTGCCCCCCCATATTACGGATGTTGTTGCTTGAGCATATATTATCAAAGACTGGAACATAAAATCATAATTCTTGTCATTCAGGTTTTCCATGGTGTCGGTGGTGCATATCATCCAGGTGAGGTTTGTGGGGGCGCTGGCACTGAATCCACCATTAGATTGCCGAGCGCAGGTGAAACGATGTAAAGCAGATCCTGTTCGTTTGAATCCTATCTGATGAGATGACCAATCCTCTCCTGTTAAAGACTCCAGATTGTTCAGGATGCTACTTGCCAATCTACTATCAGGGTCAACAAACCAAGAAATAGAATTTCTCATTTTTACTGCTCTCCGAAGCAGAGGAATATTGGTATCTTTGTCCCATGGTTGTATTAGCGATGTGGTCTCTGATGTCCTGGATCCTAAATAAGGTGGGTATGGGCCTTTAACCTTGTTGGTCATGTGCAGCCCCTTAGGAACAAGGACTGATAGATAAGAGCTAGAAGTTAAGCATCCCCCACATTGATTAGTTAAATTGTCTGCACTCCCAAGCATCTCTAAGGGATGTGGTATTGTGGTCCCCAATACTCGCTCATTCCATGATTTTAGCCTCAATTCATCCGCAAGTGAAGAGGAGCATGTCCAAAGCTCTTTATCCTCAAAGTTGGCCCTTCGACATACTTTGATTATATTCGCAATTCCGATCAGCTCACTCACACATATCACATCATCAATCCTTCTAGCATATCGACTCTTGTATTGATTTCTTATGGTACGTGAGTTTTGGAACATGCTGACAATAGAATTTGTGATACCATAATAGGTCGAGTTGACCATCTCACTAATAAATCGGGGAAACAAGGGCCGAATAGACCGAGCCCAAGCGTAAAGTGTTATTTCCTCTTGATGAACATAATCTAATGACAGGCGTATTATTGAATTTTGGATTTTACTTCTGTTATTTATCAAATTTGTCCGCACCTGGTTCTTGAGAAGATTGACTGCTGATATCCCCCTAGATATATTTAAGGCCACAGGGTTTTCAATGAGCTTGTCCAAGTGCTCTGGATTAAATTCCTCTAATATTGGATGTCCACAAGTTATAGCTAGATCTCTCAACTTCTTATCCTCGGTATTGGATGCGATGACTTTCCAAAAACTAAGGGACTCTGTTACAGGGTCAGGGAACATTCTAATTAAGAATCTCGTGAGAGATGTTCCACCAATTCCACCTAATGAAGGATCTAGATATATAACCAGGATTCGGAATTCCCTAGTGGTTAACCAAAAATGGTCCCGAACTTTCTCCATAAGAGGGGATCTGACAGCAGGATTGTAAATTTTGAGGAGCTCAATTGTCAAGTTAGCAAACAAGTTATGAAGAATCATGGCTGTCACCGGTGTCTCCGAGAAGTGAGACACTGTCAAGGCGTTTGTGGCCACAGAGGAAAGCAGGGATCCTAAGGATGGAACCTGATCATTATTTCCGAAGTTAACTCGTGACCACCTTTTTGCATCTAAACCTCTGATTATACCTCTGAAGATGGGAACTTTCCCATAGTTAAGATAGTCAGCACTCACCATGGTCTCATCCTCATTAATCAATAAGCCTAATTTATTTGTTCCACTCCGAATTGCATTCATCACAGAATTATTGTTGTGTACGATCTTCTCTATCTCATGCAACAATTCCTCTTCATCGTAGGTAGGAATCAATTCATAGCATGTGCTTATTGTTTGATTGTCTCCTTGGGCTAATACTTTGACCAGGGTGTTGCGTATCTTTGACTCTCGCTCTATAACTAGTAGATTTACAATGGACCATCCTTTCTGTCTTAGTCCCTCTAGACCTCCTTTCTGGCCGTCCCAACAGACATGACAATTCATTGTTGAAGGATTCATGGTGTTCTCTCGACATACCATTAAATCAGGCCTTTGATTGTAATAAATCAAACTTTTCTCAAAGAACTCATGGGAACGAAGGAATAGATTCGGAAGCCCAAAACACATTCCCATTACTTTGAAGATGTAACAATTGGACTCATAACGTTGATGATTGTTCCACTTTTCATAATCTATGTGATTTGCGATTGATATAAATTCATATGTATCCAATCCTTGACCGCTCACATTTTCCAACATTTTCTTGACTACTTCCTGTAGATCATCAGCCATTGTTAATCCTTTGAACAATGGAACAAAGAATTCCTTAATCAGGTACTCAGTGTAAACAAAATATTCTCGGAGTTCCCAAGACATTAATGAGAAAAATCTCCCAATTCGTTTCATCTCTCTTTCTTTTGCTCTTAACCCTATTATCAGGGAGTCGAGATCCAGGCCCTCATCATTAATCTTTTGAAGAAATTTAACCCAATTAGTTTCAGGTTTCTCAAGTAGGGATTGAAGAACTCTCTTTGTTGGAATCGGTGAATTCGGGTTGTTTCGAACCCAATCCAACACCTCCGATCTGTTCATAGAATGAGATTTGTCTGAATATATAAGTGACGGGTCAAGTACATCAGGCAGATCATATATTTTTGTTATGGGGAGTGTGTGCCAATTGTCCCCAAACTCCTGGATTTGGTATTGATTGGGCCATGTGTTAGATTTGATATGATGATACAAAAGGTTCTTTTCATCCACCTTATCAATGTCTACAAACCACTTTTTCTTTTCAAAAAACTTTTTCTTGAGAATTTTATAGGCTAAATCTGAAGCGAGTGCTTGAGCATAGTCATCATCAATTATTTTGTCCATTGTAACCTGTGTGTGAAGTTTCTCTAACCCTTCCATGTAGTCTATATCAGGATGACCCCAGTGTCTGAAGACTGAGTAATAGATTAAGACCTGAGTCACATCATCCTCATTCACAATAGCATTGAGAAAAGCTGACAAATAAGGGGAATTGCCTTGTTTTTCTGCAACCGATCGATAGACATGATTTTGGAATTCAGGAAACTCAGGAATCAACGGTCGATAATTACGTGCCAATTGACATAGGCGGAGGTTACAAATTGGTTCTATTAGTTTGAGTCCATCATATCCAATATTCCCCATTTCCAATAAATGACTGTCTCCAATCAAATACAAGTCAATTAATTTCTTTGCTGATTGATGTTTTTTATATAAATCTCCCTCAGGATATAATATTGAGAGTATTACCTGGACTCTAGACACACAGATATCTTTCAACATAAGCAACATATTCCTATCCAGAATTATAGAATGGTCTTTTAGGAAGGCATACCCCCCAGAAATCACCAACCGACCGAACATATTAGAAGTGAACTGGAAACTGGTTTTATCTTCAACTCCATCTACCCCTGAACTTTTAAATGTTGAGTTTAGCTGGAGAGCTTCTCTTGGCCCAGTGCAATTCATATGAAGAATGATCAAATGTATTGAGAGAAACAAATCTCCCCAGTACCAAACTTCATTCGGTATGTCATTTAGAATGTTTACATCATAAATGCGATTCAAATCTACAGTTCTCTTTGCCCATGCTTTTAGAAACACCTGTAATACTATACCAGTCTCTCTTGCATTACTTATGCATGAGCTCAAGTAACTTCTGAATAATGATGCCTGACCAGGTTTATACCCTCTTCGCAAGTAAGATATACAAAATCTGTGATACTTCCATTCATCAGGATCTTCTTTAGTGTGCACATACCCATGTTTGTTGAAAGCCTGCTTTGTGAAATGCCAAGTAGCCTTAGAGAAGACCGGATTATACTCTCTGTTTCGTAGGTATTTTTCTAATTCTTCAAGGTGATCATTGATTACTGGTGAATTTAGGTTGTAATCAAATTGATTCAAGAATTCCATTGAATCAATACCCTCCAACCATTCGACATCCAATTCTCCATCCAATTCATGAGATAATTCATATTCGGATTGTAATTGATCAAAGTCTTCATTTTCATCTTCCATGTTGAAGACTGCTGTTTTTTTTCTCGTTATAGAATTCGCTTCTTCTTGATCCTCTTGCTCCTTAACTTTAGGCTCACCTTCTTTCTTATTTTTGTCTTTTTGATCCTCCTGAAACATCTCTTCAAACACAACCCCGATTTCCAGAGGCATTTGCCAATCTTGTAGATAACAATCAATATTTTGATAGACACTATGACCAGTAATATTATCAAAGCCCACTTTCCGATATCACTGATCCATGTTAAGAAGGGTTCGAAAAATCTAGTAATGTCATTCCAAAGGTTTTTAAATGCTCCTTGAATTGGCTTAGCCACATCCACATCAAAATTAAACCCCATCAGTATTGAAAGTAATTATGGGCTAAGTCTTTCCCATGAGCCCTCTTAGGTGGTAATTTAGGAGTTGAAGCTTTATTTTGAACACGGGTTCGGGGTTTCATTTCTATGGTATCATAAATGTGTTTGGAAGATATTTCATCGGCAGATCTGGATGTTTTTTTGCACAGAAGATCATAACAGTGACATTTTCTCCATATCAATAGGGCTACAATCCCTATACAACCGGTTCCTACCCACCAAGCAACATTGGTCAGCTGAGAGAAGTAACTTGCAACAGCATTCTTGGCAGCTCTAATAGCACCTTCCACCTTAGAGAAAACAGATGTTGTGTTTGAATGGAAAATAGAGGTGTATATATTATTCACCAACTCCATCTGACTTGATACTGCGACAGATTTAGGAGAATCTAGCAAGAGTAGACTGGTTCTGTCATGGAAAAAACCTAGGCCTTCCACACTGGATTCAACAGCACTGGGAGTGTAAAGGACGTTCCCATACTTAATAAGCCCATTGTAGGAGAGTAAGAACCATCCGTCTCCACTTTCTCTGGCAGAGTTATTTAAATAACTGGGTCTCTCAAATACACTCTCATTAATACTAATTGGTGCTCCATTGAACATCTGCCCAATAGTCCAGGTCCCTGAGGTTTGGTTTATTACTCTGCTGACATTGTGTAGTATCCTGTACATGCAATGCCGTTGCTCCATATACAGTTCTGAGGTAGGCCCTCCATGATTGCCTTTCAGTAAGATCCGTTTGAAAATTCGATATGCCATACCAACACCTGGATTAGTTGGGAGGAGATAATTTAAATCATTCGGGGAGACCGGGTCATTGCTCAGAATTCTACTCTTTACATTCTCACACAGCATAGTCCGCATCAATTCTTGTGTTTCCGCCATGCGCTCATCATGGTTGTCATGACTCAAACTAATCCATTGACCTCTTGCGCATTGTTTTAGAATTCTCTTGATCCAGATGACCACATCTCTCCCAGCCAACCCCCACCATTCTCCTGACTGAAATCTTATACCGAATTGGTTGCACACCCCCCTGTAACAAGCTCCTTCTAATCTTCTTACCCCATAAATTGAGCTTCTGATCAGCTGCTCCTCAATACTATAATACAAATCCTCATCTCTTTCCTCCAGGACGCCAAACACAGTGCCAGATTCCCATAAACCTTTATTGCAAACATCTTTGCGCATAGATTGACCTCTAGGTACCCATAACACATCAGGGTGTATAGTGCGGCAATAGTCTGCAGAACAATATCCGTCAACAAACAAAGGATCAACAAATGTACCATTATACACATCTTCTCTAACTGAGTGCGGTTCCACAATTACAAATGTTTTCTGATCGGTCTGAGTGGAACACCAGGAACAATAGAATGGAGGGAAAAAAGGATTAGTGTATTCTCCCATCTCATACATTGTAATGGCCTCCTCACACTCACTTTTTGTTATTGGAAGATTTGAAATGGTGTTTGTTTCTGTTGTTGAAAAATACCATGTTTCCACACATTGGGAGATCCATGACTGTTTATGACAGAGATAGCCATCAACAGTTAATCGACTGCTTGCAAGAGGATGAAACACAGTCCCCAGGTTGAACGAAGCTTTCGCTTCTGCACTGATGTTATTGAATGAGGGGCAATTTAAATTTTGGGAGGTGATTTGTTGCCAAGGTTCTTTACAATCAATCGGGAACGTTATAACATTATCAAACCATGACTGGTCATGGGGCACCCGAACATACCAGTGATCTGCATCTCTGGAGAAAGCATAAAGCCTATTTATGGTGATCAAAATAATAACCAATAGGTAACTCATTTTTGTATTTAATGTAGGTATCTGTTATCTTCCTTCTGATGATTTCAATTTGGGAAATATTTTAAGAATCAAAAAGCTAAGGAGTTTAGATCAAAACTATCACTGAGAAGTCACTTATCTTGATTTGTATGCAGATAACTGCTGATTTTTTTCTGGTTATGCTCATCATGTATTTAATGATTTGGCTTCAATGAAAAATTAGTTAAACACAATCTTTTCACCATCCGGGTATGTATTTATTTTGAAGATTGAAGCCAGGCTGGAAAATGATGGAGGACTAGCCCCATTGGACATCTTGCAGTTGTATATGTCCAGGAAAGGGACTCCTCTTTTATTAGTTGGGATCATCTTGCATTTGATGTTCATGAAGACATCATTTCGTCCGCGTTTAAACCGAATTGACAAATTATACTCAATTTTTTCCTTGAGTTTTGGGTAGCGAGATGATAAATGATAAGTGACTGGATAACACATATCACTGTGATAAGTGTTCAGGGAGTTCTCACTGGTCTTCTTTCCCATGTGTAAAGCCATGACCAAAACGTTGGCCATGAGCAAAGGACGGTAAGATACAGACCCCTGATATTTATCGAGGAGTTCCTCCAGAACACCTATCACCCCAGCAATTGTGGTCAGGTTTAATTTTGTCCGAATCTCAAGATCACAGTCCAAGTCATATGTCCGCTCATCATGAGTAGGAGTGCTCCTCTCTTCAAGAGTTGGAGCGGATGGAGCAAACAAGTTATTTTGCTCAGAGTATCCCGGTAATGAGTCTTCATATGAGTTCGGGTTGTAAAGCCAGAGAGATGAGTCTGATTTTTCAATGTCAGCCTTTGGCTTCCGCTTTTTGAATAGCTGAAGCATGATGACTGCTGATTTTTTTCAGGTTAATATTCAAGAAGATATTCGAAGTTATAAGAGTGGGCAGCATCCTCTATCTCTCTGCGAAGTTCTCTCGGGATTTTTGACCGCACGGATGTGTACCATGTCTCCCATGGGGTTTGACCCCCTGGTCCACCTGGATAAGTGATCCTCCCAGCAAAGCAAACCTTAATGATTTTTCCAGCTAGGCTAAATAGAGGGTTCTCCAATATCCAGGTAGTTCCGGGGTATTGAGTGTGTCTACTCTTTCTCATAAAAGACAGGTTCACCCGTAATTCAGATGTCATATAATACTCCCCACCATCAAGATATAGAGGTGACATTTGGCTGATTAGAAATGTGGTCACAATTGCAGCCACCTCAGTGGAGAGACGATGGTTGTCTCTCATCCAAGAAACTATCTCCCACTCTAGCCTATCAATAACCTCTTTGGTATACCAATTTTCCTGCAGCTTGAAAGACATTGACAGATTTATAGCAAGATTCATGATTCCTGCTGATTTTTTTCAATTGGGAACCCTTGGTGTCTGAATCATATCAAAAAGATACTCAAATCCAAATCGTTTTGCGTCTTGCTCTAATGTTCTCCCGGAGGGGGAATATGGGTAGTAGGCTTCTCCCCATTCTTGCTCATAGCGGATCCCATCCATGGTGTTTCTGGTGTTGAGCGATGCGCTGAGAGCAACTCCGATCGCTTTTCCGTCGATAACCATTGTAAAGCGTCCATCCCGCAATTGAATGTGAAGACGGAAGACGTTGTGAAAACGAGCGGGAAACATAACACAAGTGCAAGCCATTCCAATACATTCAATTTTGTCTTCCTCTGTAAGCCTGAATTTAATCTTTGAGAAGAGAAAGCTGCAGACCATTCCCGCCACATCTTGGGTGATCCCTGCTCTCCTTCGATACTCTGTGGTTGATGCCTTTTGGATCAACCACAAATTACGCCTTGTAAAGGACTCCCTTGGCAGAACAAATTTAACTGATCCAGATATAGCAAGATTCATTCTGATTCCTGCTATTTTTTTTCAAGTGTACAACATATGGAGAAAACCGTATTTGGATGCGACCTGATCAGGATTCCGGAACAGATAATTGGCAAGTGGGTCCATCAATTTTGGCCACCAGACACTTGACCAGTGAGGTGCGTCTCGATTGATCTGTGTGTTAATGTATATGAAGAACTCCACTTCTCCTGTGTTCCTATCTATTCCAATGGGGAATTCGGTCCGAATTCTATACTCTTTGAGAACTGGTTGATCTGATTTAATGTCCCCAGGGAGTTCAATGTCATCCTGAATCCAGCTATACCCATGAGACACGTCAAAATCATAATAACACAATTGTGTTTGTTCCCACGTCCAATTAACTGCAAAGGCAGCAAGGTCCTCCGGAAATCCAGACATAGTAACACATCGAGTGATCATAATTGATATAATCTCGTGAAGCACATCCTTCGGAAGCTCAGGTAAATAGTAATTAAAGGTTAGACCTGCATTTATGAATAGCTTCATTATGAGGCCTGCTGATTTTTTTCAATATGGGCAAACACAGGTGCTGGAGATCATCTGCCTTTTAGCTGACTTTTTCAGGATAGCTTTGTAGGCAGCTTTCTTGTCCGGGTAAGTTTTGTTCAAATCCAGGGAGCCAATGTCCAGACCCAAACTCTTGATGGTTAGTTTGACTGTCCCACCGGAGATCTTCCGCACAGTCAATCCTTGCTCAAGATCAGATATGACCTGAAACAATGGACCTTCCCTGTTTGGAGGAGGTTCCTGAGTCACAACTGGAGTGATGACTTCTTCTGTGCTTCTGGGTCCCTCTATGTCCAATTTTGCTGGAGATTTTGGAAGAACCTTGGGCTTCACTATTTCTCTCAGCTTCTCTCTCGGAAGATAGAAGTTTGGATTCAACCCCGAGGGAGTGACAATTTGAATCACCTTTTTCGACTTTGACTTATCAGCCATGTTTCCAATCAGCCTGTTATCAGTTAAAAGTAACAATGTTTCAATGTCCTCCATGAGAGCATTCTCCTCCTCGGCAGTCAGATGTTTGGGCACACGGATCTCATGTATCACCGTGGCGAGAGGATCTATTGATGATCCTTCCTGAGGGTCTTCTAGATCCTCTTTCGGATTGAGGATATGATCGGCCCAATCATCAACTGCATTAGTAGGCAACTTAACTTCCGGTAGAGAGGAGATTGGGTCATCCTCAAGATCATCGTCAACTGCAGAATTAAGACTTCTTGAAAAATCATCCCAATTGATCGTCTTAGCTAACTTCTTCCTTTTATCAAAATTATCCATTGTGCAGATTCCTGCTGATTTTTTTCTGGTTTAAGCGTAAGCATCGTGAATGTGTTTGCCAATGGATCCTGGGCGCATGTTGGTCATCTTCTGAGCTTCTCCAGAGATGAAGGCCTGAATCTCCCTGGGAGTCTGGAAGTGCATACCCTTCAGGTAGCAGTACCACTCAATCGGGTCCTTGCTTCTTGGCAAAGTTCCGAGTGACTCAACAGAGTCAGTGTCCGAACCGTCATCTGAACCATCCTGGTCATCTTGGATTGCGTTGACTGGATTCTGGCCATTGATGATGTCATCACGATCAGTGAATCTCAGACGGTAACTGTAATTCTTAGAGTAAACAAATGCCACTATAGAGGCATTTGCTCTAAGTTCAGCAACACCAGCATCTGATATCATTCTGGCATTTCTAGATCTTGTAGACACCAACCAGGATCCAATGAAGTGACACCATGTGTAGATAGAGGGGCATGCTGATGCAGAATATGGTGACTTCAAGCTCAATCCCATATCCATCATGTAAGGTGTGTAAGAATCACTCTGGTCGAGCTCTTCTTCCTCTCGCATCAGAGTGTACGCCTCCTCCTCCAGTTGTTGAAGGAACATCCAAGCAAATATCTCGTCTCCCTCCATTTTGGCTGTTGATTTAAGATGGTTTAGAGCCAGCAGGGCTGCACAATCACGGAACCTGGATGTAACAGTTCCAAATCTCAGATAAGCCAACTCATGATTGGGGAATTTGCAGAAGAACATGTCTATTCCTGCAATGATCTTGGTGTAGTTGCGATTGTTAAGCCATGCTTTGTAAACTCCTTTCGGTGTCTGAAATTGTCCTGGAGTTGGATATGCTGTCAGAACTTGCACTCGAAATCGATCCAAGAGGGCCCCTTGATAATTTGCATTTGTGATGCGAGAATAACGATAAATGAAAAGCAAGTAAAGCACCATCCAATAGTCCTGATCAGCTTCAATTCCATTAGTCGCTGCAGCGTCAATTGTGTTGGTTTCATCAAAAACAACGTTGTACATTGAGAAAGGATTCACAGTGGTTCCCTGATCACCGATCACAACTCTGTGTGTCTCCCAACGTGCATCCAACACTGCAGTTATCTGCACACAAACAAGGTACAAATAGCGAATCACATGCTGCACTCGCAGATTCCCCCGGATTATCCCATCATGAATAATACCGCGAATCTGCTGCAATGAAAAAGTACTTTGCTCAATAGTAAGGGTAGGAGCATGATTGCCATTTGCGTCAAAGAAAGCTTTAGTATACTGAGGATCAACACGATCTGCAGGAGCAATGTAACGAATAGGTGTCCCATGACGAATAGATCTCATTTTGACTTAAGTGCAGAAGACTGCTATCTTTTTTCAGACTTTTAGCCATGTTAATTGTTTTCTTTTTCTCCGT